AATGCTTGATGAACTACTACTCTATCATTAGATGCAGCAACATAATCCATAATCATTCTTTCCATCTTAGAGAAAGAAAGATCTAATTCAGATCTCATTGTTGGATCTAATTCTTCTCCTAACTTATCATCTCTGACTTGTAGTTTGAAGAAGCTAGTCTGTGGTGGTAGAATTGCTAACATTAGTTTTGCTGCTAATGTAACTACCGCTTTGGCTCCAACGGATTGCCAAGGTTGTCTTAGGTTTTGTTTACCACCACGACGTTGAGTTAAGTCATCTATTACTAGGTAAGGTAAGGTAAGTTCAGAACATTCTACAGCTGTTTCCAAGAATGGAGATCTATCAGTAGCTAATTTAGAATATCTTTCTCTTGCCTTATACATTTATATTACCACCTTGTGATACGTTTACGGGTATCTTTAATGCTTGTGTTCCTGTCTTTCTAGTAGCTGTAGTTTCGGGTTTTTTATTTTTACCAAAGCTAACATCAGCTACCTCATCTGGATCTAATAGATCTTTATCATCAGGTAATGGTTCTGCTTTAGCTACCCTATCATTAGCTAGTCGTGGTTGTATAGGTTGTGGGACAGGCATAGGGCCGCCGCCTCCACCTCCCATTCTTAAACACATTTTATTCGTCCTCTAATTGTTGTTTAACATATTGTACCACACTTTGTTGACCTGCACGGTACATGATAGATGGAAGGTCTTCTTTAGGATGGACTGGCTGCCAAGAGAACTTATCCTCAAGGTCAGCTAGTAATCCATCAAGCTTCTCGGAATAAACCTTAAGCGTATTGGGGTAGATTGGTGTTTGCATGTTCAAAGAAAGCTGGCATACGGGCTGATTTGGTGTCAGAAAGTTGAGGTGCTTTTCCCTCATACATTAATCGGTCTGATGAATCCAGCCAAAAATTTTTGTCCAAATATTTATCGGTAGTATTTATACCTAGAGGTTGGAATATCCAGTTAATGGTGGCCTTCCTAAGTTTGTCCAAAGAATTACTAGGGCGTAGACCCATAGCAGAACAGACGAGACTGTTACAAGCCACGTGTATTTGTTCATCTCTGGAAATATCAGCTGATACTGTTCTGAGACCAGGATCGCCACAAAACCTAAAGAAAGGCAAAATAACAAAGAAAATAGCACGTTCCGCTACCAATGCTTTTAATATAGTGTGGTCAGGGTGAGCTTCCCAAGCATCACGTAACTTGAGAGCTTCATATTCTGCTTTTTCATCAACGCCTATTGCGTTCGTGATATATGTAAGAGCGAGGTCATGTTTGACCTCATCCTTAACGTTTGATTCTAAAAGAGTCCGTGCAGATTCGGGAACCTCTTTTTCAAGTGCCTCTGTAATAAACTCGCCAACTGGTAGCTCCATATGGCGTATTGCGAGAGAACGGTAGATGGCCTCTTCAGCTCCAGATTTAAGTTTCCCAGCTGTTGTTTGGACTGGGTTCCAAGTTCTCTTTCTATCGAGTAATTTTTCATAAGGGTTTTTCATTCTTGACAATCGCAGGTTATCGGGTTTTCTTGTAAAATACCCTGCAAGTAATCATCAACGTCTTCTTGATCTAATGCTGCATACGCATCGCTCTTATCTTGTACGTCTCCCATCACCTGTAGGCTGTAATATAAGGAGGTTTGAGGCGAAGCCAACCACTCTTCCACGAATTTGTCATCGTATTCTACAACATCACTCCAAGAGTTGAAGCTGTAGCCATGAAGAAGTCCTGTTTTATTATACATTATCATTATCTCATCTGCTACTCTCTTGTAAGCTTCCCAGCCTACTTCACTAGCTATCTCTACTTGTCCATAGTTAAAGGTTTGCACTCCAAATGTCCCACTATCTCTGTCCACAGAGCGAGAGATTGGTGGTGCAATTTCTGGGGTACTCGTAAAGCCATCCAGACTCTTGCTTCTATAACTACAAGAGGCTGTTGGAGCAATGCAGAATGCTCTAACCATATTATTAGACTTAGCAATTTCAGCGGCAGCTTCAATACCATATCTAAGTTCACTGGCAATATGTTCTGCTTTTGTAACAATAGATCCATGATTATTTACACACTGTAATGCTCTACCAAATTGTTCGTAGGTTACGCTATGTCGTGCAAGGAGGTTTGCGAGTCCGAGGATACCGAGGCCAACCTGTCTGTCGATATCAGACGACAAGTATTCTCCAGTTGCTCCAACACCTGTCCTGCTATGGAGGCTGCACAACTCGGACATACCTTTAACGAAACCCTCCCTGATTGACTGTGTGTGACAGGCTGAGAGATTGACATGCTGTAACAAGCAAGTTCCACGTGAGGGCAAGTAAACCTCAAGACAGACGTTGCCATAAATTCTTTCTCCTTGTTTATTGTGTTTAATTTTGTTTAGCCAGATATCACCTGACTTGATGCCATATATTAATGCATCTCTAGTGAGTTGATCTGTGTTCTCCCATTTCTCGTTGTCAATATCGACACATCTTTTGACCCATGGGAGTTCAGATCTAGGTGTAGTAATATAATCAATAATATCAGGATGGTCGATATCCAAATGAAGAACAATTGCACCGTTCTTGTAGGTACCACCTCTGCGTAGTATTTCGTTTAGTACTGAGTAGATTTTACCAAAGGATACAGGACCAGATGCTGTTAATCCACGTCCATTATCGTCTCCTTTAGCTCTTAACTTGGATAAATGTATTGCACACCCCGCACCATTTCTCAGGGCGTGTGAGGCGAATCTCCAGCTGGCCTCTATACCGTTGTCACCCTCCATAGAGTCTTCGACAACAAATACAGTACAGCTCACTGGAAGTCTAGATTCTGGGTTATCCAACCATGATTGGACCCGACCAGTGCGGGAGATTAATTCTGTCATTATATTAAGTCAGTTAAAGTTGGTGGTTTGTAGTTTGGTCCCTTTAGAACCTTTCCGTCATCTCTATATATTGGATTTCCATCGTCATCTAATTTAGACATATTACTTAGATGGACTCTATTTAAAGCTTCATCTAAGTCCCAACCCATATTAGCAGCATATTGATAAGCAACATATACTAAGTCAGCTAATTCTTTTAAAGCTTCAGCAGGAAATACTGGATTATCTCTAAATAACATTCCTTCAGCTTCAAGGAACTCTTTAAATTCCTCTACGATCAGATTCTTCTGATAAGATCTCTTGGTTAAATTCCGAGAGTTTTGAAGGTTGTATCGTGTGCGGAATTCCTTGGCTTGATCTGAGATAAATGTCTTTAGCATGGTGGAGTTCGTTTTGTAAATAATGAATAGCTTTTTCTAAATCTTCAATTTTGCTATGTTTGTAACCTGCTCTGCAGATATACTTAACAGCATTTCCTAAGTGGAAGTTGAGGTCTTGATCTCTAATGAAATCCCAGACTTCAATACTTCCTCTTCTATAGTATTCCATTTTTTGAGTAGATTGGAGAGTGAATTACCTAATACAAAGTTCTGTTTTTGTAAGGCTAAGAATAAGATAATGATATCTTTTTTATGATCATGATAAGTTTCATTTAACCTATCTTCTAATATCCTCATTCTCAGATCTTGTTCATACGTTAACTTCGTAATCGGGTCTGGGAGTCCAAAGGATAACTTCTTGTTTTTCTGTGTCATAGTCTTCAATAGTGAGTATTTTAGCTAGTCTAGCATTTCTTATAGCATCATATTCGTTTAGATCCTTATCTGTAAATGCTTTTACTACTGTTTTCCAACTGTAGCCTTCCTTCTTGAATAGTGTTTCGGCTCTTTTAACTCCAATTCCAGGGACTCCACCATATCCATCAGTTTGATCTCCAGAAAGACACTGAGTAAGGTGCCAAGCCCTTCCTTGCTCAGGTGTGATTGTGAACTTTTCATCCAGATTATATAATTCACCTGGAATTTGTCTCATATCTTTATCAGGAGATATAATTAAATTACCAGGATGTTGAGTAGCATATATCCCCATAGCATCATCAGCTTCTAGCTCAGGTAATATTATCACATCATACTCAGTCTTGAGTTGTTTGATAACACGTTTATACCCACAAGGCTTTTTACGATTTCTATGACCTTTATATTCAGGTAAAATTTTCTTCCTAAAATTCTTAGTGTCAGAAAAGAATAACTTTATTTCAGAGAATGATCCAAACTCATCCTTGAGTTTAGTAAGTTCTCGTTTAGTTGCATTGTATGCATCACTGAAGTTAGATGTAACAAGGATAACATCCTCGCCAAAATCTATTTCAGTCTCTGCTGCCGCACAGTTTTTATATACAATGTAGTCGGCATCAATTAATAATTCCATAT